CTATGCCATTGAGTCGGCCGAAGACGAAGTGGTGGAGACTACTACCTCACGTCGGGCTACGGCTGCGGCTGCGGAAGTTGAGGAAGTCGCACCGCGTCGTGCAGGCCGTCGCGGTACTCGGTAACTTACAAAGTGGCGTGTGGGTTTGACTCACACGCCATTCAAACATAAGGAAACAAACAATGGAAAAAGAACTCCGAGACATGATCTACAACACGCTACTTAAGGTATGGGAAACGGAGGGTCCACCGAATGTCCCTCAGTTAGCAGCACAGTCGATTCTCACCGCGCAGGCCGACGCTCTCATAATAGATGTGCATCGTATATGTTCAAACGAAGATGAATATCATCAGTTCATCAGTTGGTTGAACAACATACGACTGGAATCAGATTTCGACAAAGACGAAGAGGCGTAAGATGGAAAGCGTACTAATCAGACTGGACGAGCACATCGTCAATGGATCGGATCAGCTATTAGTGCGCATCCGTCCACAAGACAAGCGGACAGTCAATCTAGCCGCAAGGGAACTAAACCTTACTGCGTCACAGTTCGTGCGGACCTTAGTGGTTCAAGCCGCACGAACTGTTGTTGCAGAGATAGCCTCGAAGAAGGGATAAACGATGCGAAGACGTTTCCTTCAACGAGTTGTTCGACCTGAGCGCACAGTTCGTATTGTAGCTACATTGGTCGAAGCAGAGCATTTGAAGCCAGGCGATTTGTTCTCAGATCGAGGGCCTGACTATTGGAACATGTCGAAGCTCGCGTTTGGACAGGTGTTCGTCAAGTTTAATGACGACGCTGATGCCGACGTAGGCTTCGAACCCGTTTATAGAATAACAATCGTCCGAGAAGATATATCCAAGGTCGAGAATCGCAATGCGCATTTGATCGAGGCTGAGTTCAGTCCGTTCACACCACCAGGGATTGATTACGCGAGTTGGAGAAACAAGGTCAAGTGGAGAAGGGAGTGAGTATGAGTCACACTGACGACGACCGTTTCGAAGGCAGCAACCATACCGAAGAAGAAAGCACGATCATCCATCCGTCCAGCGAGCAAGAATATGCAGTGGACATGTGTACCGATCTAAAGCAACGCATCGTATCTGTCACAGGTGGAGCGGGTACAGGCAAGACGTTCGTTCTAGGTAAGGTTTATGTGGCGTTGCGAAACGAGAAAGTAGCCCTATGCGCCCCGACTGGACGAGCGGCTAAGCGCATCCAAGAACTAACAGGCATCAAAGCGGTCACAGTCCACAAACTACTTGAGTTCCCAATGCCATCGGACGATCCGGTCATCATCGACACGGACCCCGATGATAGTGACATTATTCATTTTGAGGAACGCAAGCCTAACGAGCCTAGGCGAAACAAGTTCAACCCGTTCGAGGAAAACGTTATCATCGTAGACGAAGCATCGATGGTAGGACCGCAACTCTATCGTCACCTTATGGATGCATTACCTAAGAAAGGCGTGATCCGTTTCTTTGGTGACAACAATCAATTGCTACCTGTAGAAGATGGCGATCCTCCATTCAGAACGTTGCTGCATAGATTTCCGTCAATCGAGTTGACGTATAATTTCCGCAGCGGCGACGCTATTGTGTCGAACGCTTATCGTGTCTTGCGTGGTTTAGTGCCGCGTAACAATGATCATTTCCATGTTGTGTATACTGATCAGCCATTGCTTCAATTGTTTAAGTTAGTCTCAGCGCATCCAGAATTAGGTAGCGACAACAATCAAATCATTATGCCTACACGTAAAGGAAGCGTCGGGACTGGTGTAGTCAACCCAACCATTCAGCTTAGGCTAAACCGACAGAAGGAACTCCTTCGCATACCTCGGTTTGACTCACACGACAAGCCGTTGGTAGTGCGAGCGCATGACAAATTCCTGTGGATCAAGAATGACTACGAACTGCGATTATTCAACGGTGAGATCGGACGCATCACAGAGATCGATCCCGAAGAAGGCACATTATGGCTTAACACAAACGATAGGCAACACATTGAAATCCCTCCAAGAGTACGCACGTATAACGCATACGCACAGGCGATGACGAACTACGATCCAAGGAAACAAATAGAACTTGGCTACGCCATCACAACACACAAAAGCCAGGGTTCAGAATTCGATACGATAGTGTATTGCATCTCACGACGTGCTCCATTTCTGTTAAACAGGAACAACTTCTATACAGCCATCACTCGCGCCAGGAACCAAGTGATAGTTATCTGTGACAGACACGCTATGGGACAATCGTTAAGAAGAGAGAGAAGAGACAAGTGAAAGCAAAGCAAAGGACAAAACGATGACCAAGTACATAGCGTTAACAGGACCGCACAATAGTGGTAAGACAACAGCAGCAACAGCCCTGGGTAACGCATTGATGGCACTAGGTTACACAGTTAAGCATGACAGTTTCTCGTTTCCTGTTCTTGCGTATGCTGAAAACTTACTAGACTATCCTGCGCTCGATCTGGAAATGACCGATCCAATAGAAGCGTTAAGTAACAAATCGCTTCGTGAGTTTATTCAACGCGAACAGCAGCATATGCGTTTCAACTATGGGCCGCGCGTGCTCGGCGTACTATTAAGAGCGCGTATCGAGGGCCATAAACCGCCTATGTATTGTGTCGTTGACGATGGAGTTAATGCTAACGATGTCCTAGGACTAGGCCAATACGTATTAGTTGATGTAGCTAGGAAGAGTGTCGAAAGTGCGTACCCATTCACAATCCCTGGGGCCGATTTCTATGTACGCAACGACGGTTCAGAAGATCGGCTTCGACTTAAAATGCAGCAACTCGCACCAAGGATCATAGAAAGGCTGTCAAATGTTGAGCAGAAATCTAACCCGTGACGAGCTAGAGTCTCAAGTCCGAGCACTTGCCGACACGCAGGGACTTGAAATTCAATGCCTAAGCAGTGGCCCATTGGACGCGAAGGTAGCGTTCATAAGTAAGGGTCCAGGCGAATCAGAGGCACGTCAAGGTATACCGTTCGTTGGTAAGTCAGGCCAATTACTGTGGTCCGTCGTTAAACAATACGGTCTTACTCGCGATACCGTATATGTGACGAATGTCATCAAACGACAAATCGCATTCAGCGACGACGAGAAGTTTAAGATACATCCTGATGAGTTCACCAAGTGGTGTGAGCTAGTCCTATGGGAAGTCGGTCAATTGCCTAACGTCGAAGTTATTGTGCTGTTCGGCGGTGAGGCACTCGAAGCATTTCTATGCGAAAAGGGTATCGACAAATGGCGTGGGTCTGTTATCGATCTGATCCTCCCCAATAACAAACGTGGTAAGGCAATCTGTGCAAACAATCCAGCGGATGCACTGCGTACGCCGAAGGTTGAAGTTACATTCATGATGAATTGCAAGCGGATCGAGCAAGTCCTGACTAACAAGTTCAAGCCGTATAAGGTTGATGGGATTATCAATCCTACGTATCGTGACGCCTTAAACTTCATCAGCGATTTACAACGCAGCGATAATCCTGTGGCACTCGATATCGAAGGGCTCAATGATCAGACAGCTTGTATCGGTCTGTCGAATGATCCGCACCGTGCCATGTGTATCAATTGGCGTGATGACTCAGGCAATCGTTATTCGGTAGGACAAGAGGCTAGCATACTCACAGCGATACAAGACCTGTGTGACTCACACCGGATCGTTGCACAGAATGGTGGGTTTGACTCATACTGGTGTTGGTTACGGGACAGAATTCGTATTAGGATTTGGTTCGATACGTTGCTTGCGCATCATACGCTTTATCCTCAGCTTCCGCATAACTTGGGATATCTCACGTCGCAGTACACAACGCATCCGTTCTACAAAGACGAAGGCGATTACTGGAAGGAAGGCGGTGACATAGACGAGTTCTGGAAGTATAACTGCAAAGATGCAGCGATCACGTATCGTGTCTATGAGCGTGAATACGATGAACTTGAACGGCAAAAGCTCAAGGATTTCTTCTTCGGTCACGTCATGCGAGCACAACCGCATTTAGTCGAGGCCACTGTCCATGGTGTAGCAGTCGATCAAACCGTGAAAGAAGTCATAGCTCGTGAAGTTAATCGATATGTTGCCGAGATGGAAAATGAATTTCATAGGTTAGTCCACGAGGCAACAGAAGATATGGATTACAATCCCAATCCCGCATCATGGCCGCAGATGAAGGAGTTATTCTTTCGTCGGCTAAACCTCCAAGGTAAAGGTACGTCAACCGACAAGACCAATCGTAATCACATTCTGCAGAACGCGCACACGCGACCAATAGAAAAGGAGATGTTAAGTGCGCTCGACGCATGGAAAAAAGAAGACAAGTTCCGGTCAACCTATGCTACGTCGAAGGAGTCGAAAGACGGCAGATTTAGATGCGAATATAAACAGTATGGAGTTAGCAATGCACCAGGTCGGCTGTCTTCTAGCGAGCTTATTAATGGAGAGGGAGGAAATATGCAGAACCAGCCCGTTAGAGCCAGAGGCTTCTTTGTTTCTGATCCGGGCACTGTCCTCATATATTTCGATCTGGCGCAAGCTGAAGCGCAAGTTGTTGGTTTTAGAGCGGACATTATGAAGTGGAAAGAGCAATTCGCACAAGCAAAAAAGGATGGAATCTATGACTGTCACCGAGCCCTCGCTGCCGAGATGTTCAAGGTTCCGTATGATTCTGTTCCTGTTAAGGATTGGGATGAGAACAATCATCCAACTATTCGGTACGTCGCAAAACGTTGTCGTCACGGTCTCAATTACCGAATGGAACGGTTTCGACTCGCAGAAGTCACTGAACTACCATATCACCAAGCAGCAAGAGCATTTCAGTTGTACCATCGAACAACACCAGAGCTAGTCCCGTGGTGGGACCGTGAGTCATACGAGTTCAAGAAGACACGGACGATGTACAACGCGTTGGGGCGACGGTTCCGCGTGCTACAACGAATGGATGAAGAGGTAATGAAGTCCGTAATAGCGTTCTATCCGCAGAGTACAATCGGCGATAAAGTTGTGCAGACTTGGTACATGAGTGAAGAAGACGACGAGTGGCCCAAGGGTTATGCTCGAATTGCCATCAACGTGCATGACAATCTTGTCGGTATCGTCGAGCCTGCGTATGCTAAAACTGCATTGAAGGTGTTAAAGAAGCACGCCGAGAGCCCTATCTGGATACAAGATGTGCATATGCGCAGGCTACCAGAGCCATTGTCAATTGCAGCAGAGTTGAAGATGTCGTATCCGACTATCTGGGATGATAAGCTACATAAATTCATTGAAGATAAGAAAGGCTTGCACAGATGGTCGAACATGCAAGTCGTGAAGTTGTAGGAGCCCACGATGGACTGGCAGGCAAAACTGACAGAATGGCTCATCAACGCAGGTACTGTAGGTAGACGGCAGAGCGAATTGATTTCACGAGTGAGCACTAAGGTCGATGACCGTGAAGTGCTATCGTTTCTCAATTCGCTACTGGCCGAGGGCAAGGTGCAAAAGTTCATCTTGCCGGGAGGCGTTATTCAGTGGCGAGCTACTACAAAGATACTGCCACCGAAAGTAGAGAAGCCAAAGGTAGATAAGTCCCTCAACTAGTTTGAGTCAAACTCACGGCGTAGGCACTTGTAAACTCGAATGCCAAGGCTTATGCGGATCGAGGTCTTGCAACTTAATGGGTTGTCCCATGCGCCGTGAGTAATCAGCTTCGATCTTGTCGATATTGTTGTTAATCGTTCGGGCGACGTTCTGGCGATATCCCTCCAAGTAGTTCCTTACGTCTATACGATTAGTAGTGTCAACACCGTGCCGTTGCAAGAACGACATCATCTGCGGACGCTGTTGTAGTTGTTGTTGCCATGTAGGATCGTTAGCTGAATCGTTGTGTCGCATTGTTTGTATCTGTTGTGTGGAATCTTTCCAGAAGTCCAACAACGTTTTGTATCCCTGGACCGTATCCTTACGCGTACGGTTAAGTAAGTCTTTTGCGAACATCTTATACAATTCGTTCTTAGGCTCAGGTTGACTCAAACCTGCAATGTCACGTGGTAGACGCTCAAGTCCCTGTTGCCGTGCCATCTGTTCGCCAGCTTTACTTAAAGGTTTCTCTCGACCGATTTGACGCTCGCCAGTCGTACCATACTTCGCGGCGTATTCAACCAATCCATCGAGTACCTTCTTACGTTCGAACATCTTCTCCGATTCTCGCGTCATACCAGACGCGATGTTACGTTGATCGGCTATGTTTGATGCTAGCCCCGTTCCTAGCATTTGTCTTGTACCTGCTCCCATAGCGTTCTTGGCCATTTCCCAAGATGTTCCCCATGGATCGTCTTCACTGCGAGGGGTGTGAGCGGCAGCACTGTAAGCTTTAGTCATCGCTGCTACAAACCCTGGGTTCAGTGCATACAACGTACGCTGCAATTTTTCGGGCAGAGTTGAGTTTTGATCCTTGGCATACAGTGGGTCTCTGCGTGCATACGAACCGGCACCAGCCAAGTTGCCAAGTCCCGCCGCCTCTGTGAGGGGTGATAGAAAACCTCCGATGTTTGATGGTGGTGCAACACCTCCTGCTTCGTACGCGGCACTCAGTACAGGCGGTATCTGCGGCAACATTGCAACATCCATAAACGCATGTGCTGCGTGCCCAAAATCTTCTCGAAGGGACGAGCGTACATGCTGTTGATCGCCAAACATATGATGCATCGCAGCCCATACTATCATTTTATGAAGCACGTCTTCTTGTGGAATGGGCCATTGGTAACCGTCTTCGACCGGAGCGCCGGGCTTCGCAAAGTAAATAGTTGTAGCCTCTCTTGTTGGGTTTTGTCCATTCGTTGCATGGTCGATATACGACTTGCCATTAGGGTCTTTGCCCATCCACATATTATAAAGATACGAAGCAGCCGTAAGCTTCATAGGTGTTATGTGCTTTACATACGTGAACGGATTAATCAGCGAGGATGGATTGGACAGACGGTTTTTCCAACCTTGTTGTGTCATGCCTCCGAACGGAAGTTTTCTGTTGGCTTCATTTGCCATTTGATATGCAGTTAAGAACGGTCGTGCAGCTTGTCGTCCAGCATAGTTAATCGCTCCGCCGATACCAGGTTCGCGTGGTCCAGGATCGAATCTTTCGCGTGCGCCACTTGGCATGAAAGCACGTCCACCAGTTCGAGGGTTACCTGATAATTCATTCGATTCGTGAACCAATTGTTCTAGCGGTGCTCGGCCTAGATTTCCTTCAACATATGCGAAGTGCGCAGCATTGCGACCCGCTTCCAGTGTATGCTTGAAAGCATTTAGAATAGGTGCAGCCCTACGTACCAGAGCGGAGTTTGCTCCCGGCATCACGCTGCCCATACCTCGAGCATTTTCCATAGCAGACTCAGCTTGAGTCATACGGCTTCCAGAAACGCCTCCCATGTGTTGTGTTCGAGCATATGTAGTGTTGGCGTGCCATCGCACCATTGCGCGTGCCATAGCTTCGGCGACTGGACGAATCGCTTGGCCACCATAGGTTCGACCGAACCATCCGTTACCGCCATGGAGAATAGCTTGTGCTATGTAATCTGTAAGCTGTGGAATTAATTGTGAGGGTATGGCGTGGATCACACTTCCACGTCCGAGGGGAATACGTGCATTTTGTCCACTAACCAACGTCCATGCTTTCGGGAGGTTCAGTAGCCCTGGCGCCTGACGGCCTAGTGGATTTGCACCCGTTAGTGCTTGCATCTTGCCTCTAAATCCTGGGGCTCTGCCAGCTTGTCCCACTGTAGTTTGCATGATCGACCAGTTACGCAGCATGTCAGTCGTTGGTCCGAATACTGGATTGAAATAACCAGTTGTGCCTTGCCTGTAACCGTTCGCCAACGTGTTCCATGCACGCGAGAACCAACCACCTTTCCCATAAGGATCGTGGTTAAGCCAATCAGCAACATTACGATTCTCGGCTACGTAATGCTCCATTACGCCGTCGCGTCTGAAACTAACTTGGTTAGGTCTTGCGTCAGGATTCAATGTGAAGTGCTCAGGATCAACATGTCGTAAGATGATACGCCCGTTAGGCGTTCGAAGCAAAGCGTCGGCAGCTTCACGACTAGCCTGATTGCTAAGTGCTGCACGTACATTGGCAGAAGTCACGTCCTCGGCATTTCTGAATATGTTTCCGCGAACTGCTTCTGTGTTAGCGTCTGCACGATTTGCTTCGTAGATACGCTCGGCACCAGATACACGTTTGCTCCATGGTACTTCGTTCGGATGGTTCATGTTCAAATCGGCATGTTCTTGTCCCGTGATCATTCCCATTTCGTGCTGGAAGCGTCGAGTTTCTTCTACATGCTCCCTGAACGCATCACGTAACGATACTAGTCCAGGATCGGTATGTTCCATGTTTCGTACTAAGTTCTGAGCGTCGGCCATCGTCAAGCCTCGCACGCGTACAGGTCCAGCTTGTGGTGTAGCACGTCCCGCAACAGTACCAGGATTGTTAGTCACGTGGCGAATGTCATCGATGGTATCCATTGCGTGCATGTAATCTTGGAATGTAGGATGATTCTGAGCGGCACGCTCGATTTCAGGGAACGACATACGGGTACTGTAAGTTATATTAGGCAGGTGCGTCTCACCTTTCAAAGCTGCATTCGTAGCATGTTGCTGTGCTGTCGCACCAGTGCTCACGTCGTTGGTCACGCGTATGCGATCCAGTTCCGCTGGGTTGACACCAGCACGGCCCATGAATCGTTCTAAGGCCGCGTTTGCGTCATCGCTTCTACGGGCAAAGTCGATAGCACTAGGACGCACAGCGTATCCAGGAACAGGTGCAGGCGCAGGCGGGAGCCATCCGCGTCCACCAGGTGGTGGAGTTTGAGTCATACCGACAGGAGGCGTAGGCGGCATAGGGGACGCAGGCGGCGTAGGAGGCGTAGGAGGCGCGGGCGGTGTTGCACGAACGCCTCCCGGAGAACGTACGGGTGGTGCTTGAGGCGGTGCGACAGGCAACGGAGGCATACCGACAGGTGGTGTTGTCAATGGTGTATGGCCTACCTGGGCAGTCGGCAATGGAGGCATTCCTGCGGGAAGTGCCGTTAACGGCAATCCTTGGCCTACGCCAGGCAATGCCCTAGACGCAGGTGCAACTTTACCTAAAAGTTCTTCCCTAAGACGTTGCTCAAACTGTTCGGCCCATCTCGTACGTTCAGTAGGTGGTCCGGCTGCACCGCCCCGTCGCCAATCTCTGTATTGAGTTTCCATCTCCGGAGTGAATTCTATCTTAGGTGCGCCCGGCAACGGAGGCATCCCATGAGGTATTTCAGTTATCGGCTTCGCGAACCGACCGCCTACAATCCGTGGAGGAAGTTGGCGCATCATTCCTATCAATCCTGCGCCACCAGCCAAATGACCAGGGGCAGGCAATTCCTCAGGGTGCGTAAGGATTTGTTTAACGTTGCTTGCAGCTTCCTCTCCGAATCGCTTACTCCATCCAGCGAACGGTGTGTCGCTTTGAAGGTGTGGTCCATGCCCTGGGTAGAGTTTCACTCCACCTGTATAGGGAGCTTCACCTTCGGCAAGGTCTGGCGCAGGATATTCTACAGGCTCTTGCGTCATTGCCTCGGGGGTTAACGCAAAGCCTTTACTAGCGCCGACCATAGGACCGGACAAAGCAACATCGGCAGCGGAAATTGTCTGCGGTAGCCCATTAGCTCCAACAACAACATGCTTCACACTATGCGCATCGGGATGCAGCGGAATATGTCCCTGCGGTATCTCGCTGAATTGAGGTATTTCAGGAAACCCAAATTCAGGAGCTTTCGGAGGCGCTTCTTCTTTACTCTTGGTCAGGAGAGATTTCAATTCCTCGATGAGCGGTTCCGTCGGCGACGCTTGTGGAGTCTCCGGAACGACTGCGTATTGCTGTTTTTCAGTACCTTTCGGCTTCGCAGGCTCTGCTGTCTCTTTCAAAGATTCAAGCAATGCGGCTATGTCTGGTTGTTCCTGTCCTGCTTGTGCCGTTTCAGCTTCGGTCGCCGGTATAGCTACGTCTGGCGCAGCCGGAGAAGGTTTGGAAACTGTTAATGTTAATCGCTTTTTGCCATCGGACCCTGTAACATACTCGGCGGTGTGAGGCTCAGCCATACCTTCGCCGGTCCTGCCGACTCTACCGCCGACGCCAACGTTGGCACCTACAGAACCGGCCATGCGAATGTGTGCAGGGTCTTGCTGAAACGCCTTTCCAGTTAAGAATGATAAGCCATATTCGCCTGCGTGCCTATGCAGATAATCGAGTACTGGCCCACGTTGGATATCTGCACTGACACCAGATTGGTGACCGCTACTACCGGGAGGGGCAGCAAGTCCACCCTGATTGTTGGGATTGGGATAGTAAACTTTCCCTCCCCATGCCACAGGTCGTTTAATGTAATCAGCACGATACTGTGCTTGTGTTTCAGGTGTGCGATACAAATCGCGGATTACGGCACGCTGTCCGGTTGCGCTCTCGGCAGCTTGAATGGCACGAGATAGTCTATTAGCAAATTCAGGATGAAGACCTTGAGTTATTAAGTTGCGGCCTCTACTCGAAAGGAAACCAAATGATTCGACGGCACCAGCTAGACCCTGACCTTGACTTACAGTTTGACTCACACCAGGCGTAGGTGTTGCCTTCGGTGATTGCCATACATCAGGCAAATCGGTTTCACGCGGTGGCCATTCGTCGCCAGAAGCAATAGGCGCAGTTGGTGCGAAGCGTTGTTCCTGACCACGACCTTCTGGTATTGGTGGAGATATAGCTTCTGGATCACGTTCCTCCCACCAGTTTGGTGTCGTAGTTGATCTGGGAGTCAGTATCTCTATGTTTGGCTGAGCGTTACCAGCAAACCTTGGCAAGTTGAGTCGTCGTCCTTCCTCATTGAAATACGACTCCATTGTGCCATCAGCTAAACGTATCTGAAAGCCTGGTTGGCCAGAGCTAAATTGTCTCCCTGCTAAACCACCAGAAGCATTACCAGTTATTGGTCCGACACCATACCGCGACGATAGGTCAGAGCCGTGCAAAACCGCATCGAGTACGTCCCGCTTGAACTTTTCTACGTCTGCCTGCGTGATGGGAACATACGTTGTACCTGGATAATAACCACGCTGGCCATACGTAGGCTTGTCCCATAAAGCCTGTTCGAGCGAGTGTCCTCGATGCTGCGCTCTGTTGAATGCACTTTCGGCTTGAATAATCTGCGCCTCAAGCGACGATTTAGGATTAACTTCACCGTGAACCATACTGGTTAGTCTATTGACCAACGCAGGATTGTTGTTGATTTCGTCAATAAACTGCCGACGGTCAATGCCACCAGGTACAATTCGTGCAGGATCAATCGGCACCACCCCAGGTATGACTGGGGCGGTTGCCGATGTATCGGAAGTATCCTTCCACGGGTCTCTACTTGGGACTTCGTCCGTAGTGATATCAGGAGTTTCGGTCTCTTGCGTCAGGTCTTCTTCGTCGTCGGCCATTGACGAATCTCCTGGTTTGAGTCAAACTAGTAAGCTTTGCCACCACCCATGTTTTTCTGAGCTTCGGCTAGCTCTTCTTCGGTGGATTGCCCAGGCTCGCCTTCTTCTTCATCAGCACCGCCTGGCATTGGCATACCTTGTGGCATTCCCTGTGGAGGCATAGGCATACCTTGAGGCATCCCAGGAGGCATTTGTCCACCACCCATAGGCATCCCTCTGCCACCACCACCACCCATGCCACCACCCTGGCCTCCCATCATTTGCTGTAAAATCATAGGTACAAGCTGTGGGTTAGCCTGTATCTGCTGTATTGCGAATTGAACAGCCTGTGGAGGCAGTCCCATTTGTGTTAGGATTTGCATGATCATTTGAGGGTTCATTTCTTGTCCTCCTTCTTATCAGCCGTTGCAGCTTTGACTGCCCACATCGCAGCCTCTTCGTAAGCAGTCTGTGCCAGTGCGGCCAGTCGTGGATCGAGATGTTTAAGTTCCTCGCATATGTCGATAAGATCAGCTGTGTAGCGTTTGATCTTATCGACTACGTTATCCTTGCTAGGGTTGAACGACTCACGAACGCGCTGCGCCCCAAGACTACCTGTCATTTGTTCCTCCTTAGTGCTGCCTGAATAACATCGTCAACGCTACGTGACGACTTGTGTGAAGCTAACTTGGTTAGTTCTGGATGCCCTTCATGTACGTACTCTGGCAAGCCAGTAATGCCATGGCTCTTGCTAATGAAATCTGCGCCAACCTTCGGACTGACATCGGTTTTGCCAGCTTGGGTAGCGTACATAAAACGCCGCTGTGCATTACTGACGACAGGCATTGTTACCTCCTACTAGTTTGACTCAAACCAAAGCCAAATTAGAAACTGCTATCGCCTCCGCTAAAGAAATTGCTAAACGTGTCGGACGCCTGCTGATCGCTCAACCCGAAACCTGTATCGCCTGACACATTACCGCTATCGGCACCACCACTAGTAGGCACAAGTCCGTACTGCGGTTGCTGACCGCTACTTCCACCACCACCACCGCCACCACTGCCCTTAAACGCGCCAATCAGTGATGCAAGTCCCTTCAAGTCTGGTGCAGTATCGGCAATGCCTTTCGCATACGCATTGTAAGCATTACCAATATTGCCTGCCGAGTTTTGTAACGCTTGCAGAATCCCTTGGCTCTGCTGTTGTTGTAGCGTAGATAGTGCCTGTGGCGTATCTGACATCCGAATAGGAGCACCACCACCCTGCATCATTGTTTGTTGCAACTGTTGCAGCACTGGCAAGTATTTGCTTTGGTGCTGTTGCTGTAGAGAAGCCTCCAACGGTATTGATTCTTTGTAAGCCTCTAGTTGGTTAGCTGCAACGTTACGACCCTGTGCGTCGTCGGCGGCTTTTAGTATGGCTGGGAGATCAGCGCCTCGGCCTTGACGTATTAGTGTGCGTCCAACATCCTGAGCCTGCCTACCCGAAGCCATTTGGTTGGCAAGTTGCATTTTTGACGCAAGTGTGTCCTCGAGCGCAGCCCGACTCGGTGGTTGATCGTAACGAAATCCTGCTAGTGCAATATTGTAGTCAGGCTTTGCAGCTTCACCGCGAGCGGCAGCATCTTCGAGAATTTGTCGATTGCGTCGCGCGTCTACAGTAAGAGATTTCAGTTGTTCGTTTTGACCTGCGGAAATAATTTCAGCCTGTAGAGGCGATAGAACCGTTTCCCATGAATTTGTCGCTCGATTGTACCGTTGCTTATTACCGTAAGCATCGGTACGTGTAGCAGTTTGCAGATCATATTGCTGTGCAGCGTTACGCTCCTGAAAGCGTAGGTTCATTAGATTGATGATCGCAGCTTCACCTGCGGATTGCGATTGTGCAGCGGCTCCGGCTAAGCCAGCGACTGCGCCTAAGATTTCAGCCATGGCTATTGTTCCTCTTCGTCTAACTTGTTATGTGTCTCTTCCGGTGTTTCCTGTGGAGTAGCAGGCAAATTACTTTCGATAAGCGGATCGTAACGCTGTTCGTTATACTTTGGATTGGACAGGTCGAATTTCGTAGGATCAGGTGGAGCATTCATCTTCTCGTACATGTCCTTTAATACTTGTGGCACAATCATTGATTTGCCGCTCTCCGGCGTAACGACTGGTGGAGTTTGACTCACACTTGGTGTTGGCACAGGTACTTGTGCTGCTCGAGGAATGATCCCGTATTCCGCCAAATTGTTGTTAATGGCTCGTGCAGAAGTCTCAGCCATGCTACTCGGGAGGGGTTCAGCTACACGATTGACTCGCGATAACAATTCAGTTAGCATTGCCTCCGACATTCCTGGAACCGCATGGGGCTGTTCGCTCATTCTATTTGACGGCGGAGGGGCCGGAGGCGATTCGTACATCCTTCGTATTATCTCCGGCACCCATGAAGACATACTTCGTGGAGGCGTGTCGGGGGGTGCGTATTCGCGTGGTATCGTCATACGTGAAGCGTTGTAACCGGCTAACACTTGCGGCAGCCATGTAGGGTTCTGGTTTCGCCCTACAGGCACCGTGTTCCCAGGCACTAATTTGTACTTCTCAGGACCGCTGATTGTAGGAGACGGCTGCTCGTAATCCGCAGTTGTGGCTACAGCGTGTGTTGGATTTCTTTCGCTACCCATAGCTATGAAATCAGGATTTTCCGCCTTCCACTGTGACTCTAGAAATTTCTGTTCCCGTAATCCAGAAGCACGTCTTTCAGCATCCGTGAGATCGATAGGCTCACCTTCGTACGACGGATAGCCATGCTTCGACTGGTACGCTATTCCTGCTTTAGTCTTCAAGAAGGGTTGATCCATGCCTACGGTTTCGGCTAGGTTATAGTCTCCCTTCATCATACGTTTGATCAGTGCATCCGAATACTGACCACTCGCAGGATTATTGCCAGCGTACATTGCCAATACTGCTGGTAGTTGATAACTCAGCGGAACGTGTGGCTGTTCCCCGGGTTGTCCAGGTTGTCCTGTTGACGTTGTTGGTGGAGGCAATCCTGGAACGCCAGAAGTACCTCCGGCACGAGTTGCGCGCTGACCACCTTCCTTAACGCCTAAGCCACGCAGTTCTTGTTGTTGTTGTAGCAGTCGGTCATGTTCCGCTGCGCGTTCTTTAATGCCTTCTGGTGTATGTGCAGGGAACTTGTACTGGTAACGTTGACTCCCACCCACAGTACCTGGGATGTTTATAGCGTCCTTTGGTACGGTCCCTGGAACCGTTCCGCGAGGCGTGACTGCATACGAATCCTGTGGAAGTAACAATTCAGGATGCGCGTTACGTGCCGCAGCATTGAGCGGCACGTATCTGTACCCTTTGGGTGGCGGCGGTAGTTCTTGAGGCTGCTGCTGTTGCTGCCCTCGACCTAATTCGAAGATACTCGGCAGCCCGAAACCGCTTTTCTTGGCCATGAGTTTGACTCACACTTAGAACACTGCGGATGTCGTCGGCGTGGTCTTGTTAGTCGCCTGCGCGTTCGGATCGATGACACCGGCCTGTGCAGTAGGATCGAACGGTAGGTTCTGCGCACCTTGACCAGCACCAGCGATGGCAGCCAGACCCTGTGTGTTAAACAAGTTCGCGGAGCCGATCTTGCCCTGTAGTGACGTATTGAAGTCTCTCATAAAGTCACTAAAGTTCTGATCAGCCTGCGTGCCGAACGTGTTAGGATCGAATCTAGTACCTAGTTTTAGAGTCTGTGCCGATGTACGTCCTTTGTTCGCGATGTCATCAAGAGCTTGTTGCTCCGACGAAACAAGACCAGTACCTGCCGATCTAATCGTTGCTAGCACACCAGGGTCTTGACGAGTGAGTTCGGCTTCCGCTGATGTCTGACCCGCGGGAGTAATAACACCGCGTGATAGCATATTCTGAATGATTGCATCAGCAGCCGAACGTTGCGTTGCATCGATGCCAGCCACGTATGGGTCCATGATGCTGAATGGAGCTTTAGACGCACCGTAGTTCGGAGAGAACAATGCATCAATGCCTCGTCCTGCTTTTGCTTGCGCCGCAGCAGTGTCGGCATCATAGATTTGTTGACCTATACCACTAAACGACGCCCCCGGATTCGGATCAGTTGGCGAGATACCAGCAAGTGTTGATGCAATTCTGGCATCAATACTTGATTGATATTCACTAGGATCGAGTCCCTGTTGCGCGAAGAAGTCTTGCGCAGAAGCCCGACCAGCAGTAGCCGAAGAGCCACGCAGAGCCGCAAGATCAGCTTTGGTCTGCGCGTCTTTAGCATCTTGAATTTGTTGCTGTCGTGCAGCTTCTGCTTCCTTCATCGACTCGACTTGTGCGCTGTTGTCCGGAGGCATGGATGGTGCTGACATTTTACTACTCCTGAGTTTGAGTCGTACTCGGCTTCATTTTGAGGCGGTTTAGATGATAAAGCTTACCGACAGGCTCAAAGCCTATGCTTTTGAGGTAACGTTCCATTCCTTCTTCATGCAATCCTCCCGTATGACTTGCCTGAATTAGCTTCGCCCTGCGTGCTATGGCCCAGTCGCGATAGGCCAAAGTGAGCTTCTGAAGGTTCAAAATCGACCGATATTCAGGCACAATATACAGAAAAACGTCGTTTGTGACCAGTTCCCATGAGAACAAAAGAGGAACACAGTATGCCATAATGCCACCGACAAGCTCTTCTGCGTCGTTCAAAAGTATAAAAACTGTAATTGCGCCGTCGTTCGTGAGGTTGTTTCTAAGCAGAAATTCGATACGAGTCGGGTCTACAGATGCACCTTTATAGTTAGGCAACATTGGAACAAAGACACATGCTGCCTTCACGAGGTCAGGAATATCCGTCTCGGTGAATCGGCGTAAGTGCGTTTTGCGCGTTTCAGATTTGTCGGTCATGATAGCCTCGGTATCTAGAGCCTTGCATTCGCCGATGCACGATAACCATTTACGTATGAATTTCCTATTATCGAAGAGGTCAAAACTTGTCTAACACCGTAAAGTGTTATACAGTCTATAGTCGTACCTCCTACATTGGCTGATCCACTACCCGATACGGTTGGATCAACGCCGATTGCACCAATTGTAGGTGCTCCACGCATTGTGACAGGAAGCGACATCCCAGCGATCGTGAAGGCACCTGCTACCTGCGCATAGAAACCTAAGCTAAACGGTATCCATTGAAAGTAACGTTGGCACGCTGCAAGCTCTTGATCGTAAGTCGGCAACACTATCGCCTGTTGTCCACTTGCTGGTAAAATCGTTCCCGGAACCACAATAATCCCAGTTATGCGAAACACATCCGACGTTGCAGCGACAGCGTTAACTTGCCCAGGCGCCGCAACGTAATTACCTGCCAACCAATTATTAGCCGACGGTGCTGTATACGTGGTTCCGCAAGCCATTGCAAAATCAATTTCTATACCAAGGGTGTTATCTGTATTCCAAGTTCCTGTCGTATCACCTGGAATAGTTATGGTATTATATTGATAGACATCTGAGACAGCCTGAGTATAGGTTGCAACATAAGAACGATTGCTGGCAAGGTTACGAACTGCTACACTATAAATGCCAGTTCGATGATGTGCCGTCCAGAAACCTATCGATATAGGCTGAGGATTCGCAATGCCCCACGCCAATCGCCGCGTCCGCAATCCTTCCATTCTTTGAACTGCACCTAACGCAAAATCACCGGCTCCCATAACTGTCTGTGCCGTAGTAACAGCAATACCTATAGAGCAAGGCATACCATTTATAGCACCACTCGTATATTGCGCCGCGCTTAACGTCATAGTACCAGTAAAATTTATTAGCCATCCATCACAAGTATATTTACCTGTTGTAGTTACCGGAGTCGTACCATTTTCTTGACTTATGTCCATTCCACCATTGATCGAAAGAATCTCAGGTCGCCCTACAACTGTTGTCCCTACGAACGCCGTCGTAGCAACTTTTGTTGAACTGTCACCAGCCGTAGGTGTTGGAGCGGCTGGCGTACCTGTAAACGTCGGGCTGGCTATCGGAGCCTTCAACGCATCTTGCGAATCGACATAAGTGATACTAGCTTTCAGCGCATCCTGTGAATCAACGTAGGTGACCGCCGCCTTAGATGTGTCGCTCGGATGAATGTGATCTTGTCTAGAATATAAATTCGAAATACCGGGAGCAGCAGGACCGTCCATTATAGGATTAGCGTTACCTGGTGCAGGCATTCCACTTCCACCAATCGAACCTGCAACGAACGCAGTAGTAGCGATAGTAGTATCATTGGTTGCCAAAGCTGGCGTTGGTGCTCTCGGAACACCTGTAAACGTAGGTGATGCTATTGGTGCTTTCGTCGCATCCTGTGCGTCAACATACGTTATCGAAGCACGAGACGTATCGGAAGGATGGCCGTGATCACCACGAGCATAAGTTTGACTCACACCAACTACTGCGGGACCGTTCATTAGTGGCGGAGTATTACTCGGCACAACTGGATCAAGTCGAGCGTCCACTTCATCAATCGCAGCCTGAACGTTTGTAGCTGTCAATCCACTTGTGCCATTAGCGTACGAAATCGTCGCTGCGGTGCCTGTCGTGATGACTCCAAAGCCCCAATACGACGGATGCGCAGCTCGATCTTGTGCAAATGTCGTCGGTGCCGCGGCGCTGTTGTTAGCGACTAGACAAGACCAAACAGTGCCTAAATCCGAGTCAATCGCCACGTCGCCGACAGCATAACTTGTCGAATTTATCCAATTCATCATTCCGGCAACGGCCATAACGCCGTACATCTGCGCGTCGATTGAGTCGAACGTAGCAGATAATTGCGTAACCCATGGCTCCGACATGAAGTCAGGGACTGGAAATCGAAAGTATTTTGTGTAGTGCGTGGTCATCGTTTGTACTGCCCCTCTGAATACAGGAAGGAGAAGTCGTTAACCTGTAAGGTTTTCGTAGATGTTCCGAACACCTTAACCTTTAGGATTTTGAACTTGACAGGGAATCCCCATAGCCTGGGATCGTCTGCCACACGTCCGCCGCCGTAAGGACCGTCGTCATAGCCAAATCCTCGCATGGAGTTACCAACGAACTCAACCATCAATGCAGGATTATACATTATGTTGCCATTGTCGTCTTTGTAGAGTCCATCCACATAGACTTCGACAGTGAATCTAGCTACTCCAATTGCAGTTGCTGCAACGAAACGTAACTGCTTAATTTTCATCGGCTCACGGCCGGACATCCAAGGCAATTCCATCTCGAACGGAATTGAAATACCATTGTATATCGCCCACCACGAAGGATTGGCTGCTATGTCGTCAGCCATCGAAGTTGTTCCGCTGGTATGACTCACACTGCAAGTATAGCTCTTGGCTCCGTCGCCTGTAACTGCTGCCGTAGTAGTTGGAACGTACGCCCCCATGCTCTGGCTGGCTTCCAACTGATTGCCGAATATGACTACGCCAGTCGTTCCGTCGCCGTCATATATACTTGCGTCTGACGACCCATCGCCTTGCAACAAGGACAGACGCAAATACACTCCCGTTTCGGCGTTGTTCATATTTATGGTGTGACTCACACGCCACCAACCGTTCAACATCTGAATGGCGTTATAGCTTTGTGTAGCTGTTCCAGCAACCGTAGGTAAATCGAACTCGCCCGTGACTAAATTAAATCTAACAGTGACACCAGTCGCCGTCGTCGGATTGGAATAAGCTCGAAGCGAGACATAAGTCTTGCCAGCGTTGTTCTTCAAATAAATAGATCGCGTATACGTTACACCGGCGACGACTGTTACAAGTTGGTCCAGTTTATGCTGCGAGCCAATCGTAGTATCTTCCTTAAGCAGCCATGCATTATTGCTATTTAGCGGATCAATCGTGTTGGGCGCCCATAGAACTGTCGCGGCGGTAATAGTCCAAGGCGCTACGTTGAATGTATCAGACTGCAACGCGACGTTCGTCACCATACTACGCACAAGTTGACCAGCCGTAAATACTGTACTTCTCGCCCAATTCTTATCACGGTCATTCATCCGATCAGCGTGATAATTCTCATTTGCAAAGACAGCATTTCCGTGCTGGAATATCTTTGTGCCCGTCGAGTAGAACACACGTCCTAAGAACGATTGACACGCGCATGACCAATTTGTGGGGAAATTAAATTCTGACCATGCATCGTAATGCAATCCTGTACTGCCAGTATGGACTAGGCAACGCCCATTCGGATTGAACAAAATCGTGTCATGCCATAGCGAATCGTAAACCATAAAGCATTGTTCAAGCTGTTGCAAGTCGGTCAAGTTACCGATAATTGATCGGTACAACGGCTCGATACGATCACTGACATGCTGTGAATTAATCAAGCCACTGAACAGATTTCGCTTGGCGTCGCTGAAACCATCAAGTCCGGCGAAGATCAATTCTTGTTCGATAAATGTCATACACCGATGCCCGAGAAGACCGAACTTGGGCAGCGTATCAGGAAACGTAGGTGAATGTATACCTGACGCATTGTATACGCCAAGCGTCACAAGAATAGTCTGACCCTGAAAGAATATAATCAGATACGAGCGAAAACCGATCATTCCGCGAATTGACACGGCCCCTTGAGGCGCGTACGCACCCACGTCAATGCTGATTGCATCGTTCGGGACAGGATCACCAGGGAATGTACCACTTGTACCAACTGCAGTAATGTAGATAGTAGTAGGACTGCCAGGAATACCACCGACGCAGTGGTAATTGCTGGCGACGCATCCATACTTACCGATTGGTACATTGACGTTGCTCCCTGTCGCAAGGTCTTGCAAATAAGTAACCTTAAACACGCTAGATATCGATAGCGGCTTATCCTTACCGTTATGGATTATCAGTGTATCCTTAAACGGCACGAAGTTGACGGTCGTGAATGCTGAGCCCCATGCCGACGGAGCACCAGGCAACAACGCAGCAATCGCAGTGCTCCAAATAGTCGTTACAACACCTGAATCGGAAACGGTTACGATGTTCCCTGATGTGGCGACAACAATCAAACGGCCATTGAAGTATATCTTGTCTAGAATTGTTCCACCTGCAGGTAATGAAGCTGCTACATCGGCAAACCAACTACTACCATATCGTAGTTGTTGGCCACCAGATGGAGCGCGTCTGAAATTCTTCAGAGTGACAGCAAACCGCGGAGCCATACTATATTCGTCGTCAACGGCGTTCAAGCCTCCGCCAAAACCTTTCAGCGTGAGGCTCTTGAGACGAGACTTAGCCGTTCGCTGCTTTAGAATTTGGTTCGGAAATAGCATAGGTTTGACTCACACTTGGATTGCCATTAAGGATACGAAACCCACTGATCAGGAACACCACCGTATTGAGAGTCGCTGAAGTTGATATCATGACTCGAAAGTTGCGACATGATATCCTTGTACTTCATTTCCATCATATTCTTGCACATGTCGGCAGCCGCAGCATTCAAATCATCGCCCGCCAGTGTCGTGTATGCCGTGCTGTATGCTAGCAAATCACGATCCAAGTATATTGTGTCTTGCCAATCCCATGCATCATTCTGCACAGGATAGAACTTGGCATACACATTGATCTTGCCGGTAGCAGTCTTCGGAAGCAAATATATTTTCTTCTTGTTGTACAAAGGGTTGCTTACGTTCAGCGCATCCCAGTAAATAATACCGTTCCCACTTAACATATTCGACTGAAATGGACTAATATGACGTGGCCGCATACTTAAATTCGTGCGGCTACCATCACGACGGACTGCAATAATGTCTTCAAAGTCGAGAACATTAAGCAAGTCATCCGTAACGGCTGTTCCAGTGGAACCGTCAAGTGTCAATTGTACCCAGTTACAGTAATGACGCCAGTTGTACTTCTTGAATAGCATGTTAAATCCGCGAATGCAGTCCGAGAAACAACGATCATCGGAGTACATTTGCACGCCTGGGCCTGTCACTTCGCCCACGATTTCTTGTGCATCATCGACGATGTTACGAATCGTAGCAGTCATGATAAATCTCGCCACGTCCGAGAGGAGATACACTGTATATAGGATATAAGAGTACGCTCGCTGCGCTCGCGTACTCTTATATCGTGTCCATTCTTATGCGTAGAACTGCTGAATGCCGTGAAGACCACCATTATTGGCAGCATTCACCCAATTGTCACCCATCATATCGACGGAAATCTGTCTGCCGTTGACAGCCACAACTGGCGTAAACGTTCCACGTGGATCGCCGGTGGTACGCGTCGCCGGATCGGTTAGATCAGGCAACGTGAATGCCGACGCAATGGAAACGATCACACCGGATTCACTCGACGAGAAGATGTTACCTTTGTACGGTAGACCTAATGCCGCACCTGATCCAACCGAATACGTAATGGCGTTTGTCGAAGGCGTGATGTTTCGTGATTTGATAATACGATAGAACGCTTTCTTCCCTACTAGGGCAGTCGCTGCGGCAGCTGAACCAGTGAACCGCTCGATCATTGGCTGGCCTAGGTAGTCCGTACCGTAAACGTCGATCACGTTAGCATTGCCAGGAACACCACTCGGCGTGACGGTTATAGTCCTACCGTACGTCGAATCCACAACTATTGGATTTGTCGGAGCGGCATCGGTATTTGCTGCACTGTTAGCTGCAACAGCAGTTTGGTAAACCGTACCGCTAGCTGTTGCAGGTGAACCCAAGTCGAACGTTCCAGGTTCGTTTTCGATAACCGAGCAGGCGAACTGACATGCCTTGACATACATGTTGACGCCACTTTGAAAGAACTTCCTATCGCGATCCATGACTCACTCTCCCTTCTCGATGACCTGTTCGTTCAACAGAATAGGTCCGGTTTTCGCAGTGGCCATTTGAATGACCATGCGTTCCATGTCCACCATGGCACCGTGACGTGCTGCATCGTCTTGTGCAGACATCATTCTGCCGAGCGGACTGTTCGGATCAGCCAGACCCTCCATGTTGATGATGCGAGGCTTGCGATCCAAACCATAGTACGCAAGCGTTTTCTTGTCGCGAACACGTATCACGTGCCCTCGGGGAAAGTAGACCATGTAACCCGCAGGCTCCTCCATGATCACTTTCTGCATCTCATGCGATTGCCTACCAGTGGCGGTCGCACTTCGCTTGTTGGGAACCATACGATAGACTTCACGCTTGACTTTGCCTTGTAGTTCGCGAACCACAAAGGACAATCGAGCGCCGTCTTGTGCTGGGAACATGTTAAACTCCCTTAGTGTGAGTCAAACCCAATGTGGGTTAGTTGGTCAAGTACGCGTGGGTTCGGTAGTTCCTCCACGTGCAAAGCTGACCTTCCCACACTACGCGGCGGCCGGTCGCATCCATCGACCACGGAGCGACAAGCTTCTTAATCTTCATATTGACGCCGCGAAGCACATGCAACGTCATGTATCCGTCGTTGACGAAGTACGCGACGTTGGGAGAGAGTTTTTCATCGAACAGGAGAGGGATTCCGTTATGCGTCGTGCCAACGATCCCAAGATTAACCAATTTTTTGCCAGTTCCGGTTGCCTGTAGATCGATGTGCTGCTTGTCTCTGGCAGCGGCCTTGTGCATTCGGTAGATATTTCTACCGGCGAAGATGACAGACGGTTGCGGTGAGCTTTGACCGTCTGTAGATCGATTAAGGTCGAGTTCCGTGATGTCATCGAAGGCTTCCTCGATGTTTTCTGGCGTCAGTGTTCCTTGGAAGTCGTATGCGGATGTCCGCCATTGGGACTCCGCGGCCATGCTAATACCCCCAACAGAACCACTGGTAGGATCGACAGGAATAAGATTTCCCAGTCCGTTAGGATCGGTGCCAGCACCCACAGAAGTATGATAAGCAGCAAATTGGCGACTAATAGATTCGTCGAGAGCCATAATCTTGCCCTTGATGATCTTGAATATCGCCGCACGTCCTTGGTTCTCATCTTCTTCCTGATCCGAAATGATCAGCGATCCAACCACGCGTGACATGAAGTGGTTCACGGTGATGAATTCGTTGGTCTGGTTGACCGGCACAGTATCGTAATACTGCATCGATGTAACGTTCGGGTTGAGGCCCGTGATTAACGGGTTGCTGATCTGAGGCCCGCCGTCCTCAACGACCACACGCTTTTTTGCGTGCAAATACGCCGAGACGGTGCCGCTGATGGCCGAGGCCATGATCAATTTCGCACGACTACGCGTGAGCATTGCATTCACAACCGTGTCGAGAGTAGCCATTTTGAAACTTTCTCCTGTTCGTGTGAGTCACACCACGCCGAGTTGGTCGAGTGTGTCACGTAAGATTTGGTCGTAGGAGGCATTCACCGGAGCGACGTTGTTTGTACCATAGTTCAACGGCGCTCCGCGTCCTGCCGGGAGATTACGACGCATGGAATTACCATTTGGGCGTTGCTGTCCCTTGTTTTGGTTCATGCGCATCATGTTAAGTTGAATTTTCGCCCATACCTCCCCCAAAGACATATTCTGAAACTGAGGTTCGCTCAGTACAGCATGAAATATGGGAATGTATTGACGAGCACCAGGGTTCTCGTTGAAGAATCCATGTACCTCACTTTCTGTTTGACGAAGCTGAGCCTGTGCAGCTTGCGTACGTTGCTGTTGGATTTGTTCTTGTTCGGTTCTCTGCCGAATTGGTGCAGTTACCTGCGAGATTTCCTGTCGAACGATATCGACGAGCGACTTTGCGTCAACGCCACCTGGCGCTATACCAATCTTTGATACATCCACACCGGCCGTTGCAGCCATAGTAAGAAGTTTTCGAATTGTAGCAACGGGATCGCGCTTTGCCTCAGCCGCGAGTTGCAACGCTTGAATTTGCTCTCCGTCATTAAGACCGAGACGCGCACCTGTACCGTTTCTGTCGCGTAACTGTTCTTGTAGTTGTGTGACACGTCCGTGAAGCTCTTGGCCGATCTCAACTGCACGATTAAGTCTATTGGTTACGTCCTGCGCTCTGTGAGTTTCCTGCGCAAGCTGAGCACGTGCTCGAACGTTGTCGGTATAGAGCCGTGCTTCCATACCTGCACGGGCAACAACCTGACCGTTCGGACCGACGAAATTTCCTCGAGCATCTTGCGTAATTTGTCCAGGTTGGAATTGAGGCTGCTGACGCTGCGGTTGTTGTCCAGGCTGTTGTCGCTGAACTTCCGGTTGGTAAGTCGGCTGTCGCTGTTCGATCCGCTGGTCGATGTCTTGACTTTCGCTTTCAAAGCTTTCGCTTCCTTGTTCAAATGCGGATTCGTCCATGCCGAGATTGTCGAGAACCATATCCATGGCTTCGGAGCCAGGACCATTGTCGCCGCCAGTGTGATCCATACCACCCTGACCACCCATACCGCCATTTGATTGCGAAAAGCCTTCGCCTGATGTCATCGACATGTGCTATCTCCGGTTTGAGTCAAACTACTGTAAATTGGGAACGCTCTGGCCCCCTGGTGAAGCGCCTGGCATTCCACTTGGTCCGGGCGGTGCCATTGGTTTCGGCGGTACTCCTAATTTCGGAGCACCTGCACCAGCACCTTGCGGTTGAGTTTGTCCTGAATGCAGTGCTGCAACATGCTGCAACAGGAAGCTCTGAATCTGTTGATCCGTTTTACCTTGCTGTTTCATTGCGACGACTTGTTGCTTGATTTCTGGTGGCAAGTTTGCCAGAATCTGTGCTATTGGATTTTGCCCCTGTGCGCCCTGTTGAGGTTGACCGCCTTGTGCCCCGGGTTGTGCTGGTGCGCCTCCCTGAACCGATTGTGGACCTTGTGCAGTGCCTTGTGGCGCGCCTACGCCTTGAGCGGTCTTGGCTTGCATTTCCTGTGTAATAGCCTGCCAGTCTTCCGGCTTAATAACAACTTCCGTAAACGCTTGCTCCAATACCCGAAGCATAATTTGAAGCGTCGCTCCGGGAGCCGCTTGCGCAAACTGACCCACAGCTTGGGCGATTTGTACGGCTTCCTTTTTCTTGAATACACTGTTGGGTTTCTCCATTGACCCGGCTACGATTTCAACGCTGTACCGACCATTAAATTCCACCATTGACATTTGACGCCACGCAAGCGCAAATGTAGGCCCGACGAGATTGACTACATCGTCTTGTGTTAAGTTTTGCACAGACAATTCTGCAAGCGAATGTGCAATTGCAGCTACTACGTCTTCGACAACATCGACCTTCGCGCCAACGGAAAGCTTCATGGATTCTTGGTAGGTATTAACAGCGTCTTCATTTGTGTTGGTTTTAAATTGTACGCCTCTAAGCGCATCAGACGTGTTCGTAATTCGATTGATAGCATCAAGGAGGCTCTGCTTATCAAATAACTCCTTGTACTGATCCATCCGCGGAACGATTGGTTCAATAAGATCACTGACCTTCTTCTCGCCCGCTTTGACACCAATAACATGTTTCGCGTCACCTGACCCTTCACCGCGGACGGCGTTGATGAGCTTTTCGATTTGGTCACTGTCCACCATGTCTGAGTTATATAGAAAGTAGTCGAACACAGACGTTCGCATTCGCTTCATTTTGCGATTGATGTCATTGATCGCATCTTGTTGATCCATGTAGTATGCAGTTTCGCCTACAGCGACCGTGCCGCCGGTGGACATCGTGTAACCGATAATGAAATACGGGAAAAATCGACTGATCACCAATGGATCGTCCCATACCCACAACGGCCACGACCAATCGTCACGCTGAAATAGCATAACGCGACGTGCCACCTTGTCCCATACAATATAACACTCGGTCGTATACATGTTGAGATAGGCCGTGCGCTCGTCGTCGGTATGATGCGTTGACTGTGACCCTGATTCGATAGCTTGTAAGACTAAACCGAGTCCGTCATCACGCCGTCCATCTGCCGTGTTAAATGCAGCCTTATGCGTCGGCTTATAAACCAATGTACGTGCGCCTGCAGACGTTTCCTTGATACCGCCATCGTTGCCGACAAGGTTATTCGAGTTTGAGTCATTCTGAGTCGCTGGGTCCGGTATAGTGTAACGCTCTGTCAACATCGCTGTGGACAAGAAACAACGTTCAGCCATCCAATCCGCGTCGCTGCCATCTTGCTGTTCAGCATATGGATCGATGATAAGATTATGCGGAAGCACATTACAAAGCGACGGGCCGGATGGTTTCAGTACTTCCATTGATAGTTCAAGTGCTTCAAGCTTGCCGTAGATCAGTTCGACTTGTTCTTGAGTTTTCGCCGATGCAAGTTCGTCTGTTAACGATTGCATCTGTTGAACAGCAATCTCCCGCGAGTCGTTTTTCTTCGTCCAGTCAAGTTTCAGAACGCCAAAATTGGTAAGCAAACCGACACCAACGGCCTTCTTAATCTTGGGCTTCGCATTAAGACCGTTTTGACCTCGAATAAGAGTATTGAGAACTTTTTCGAGCGACTTGGTAAATGGTTCTTCAACTTCGTCGATTGTACTACATGTGACATCGGGATTTTTGCTGTAAACCGCAGGCAACATAATGTTAAGATTGGAAAACATAATGTTTTCCGTGCCGTCACCACGCTTAAACAGTCCGCGTGTGGACTCGATGGACTTGTTCTGATTGTTATTGTAATACTTAAACACTTCATCCCAAATGATCACAACTTGTTCGTATGCAGCGATAGCAGCAGTAACCTTTTTCTCCCACAACTTACCAACGGAAGAGCTTATTGCGATACGACTACCTTCGTAAATACGATAAACTGGCGCCGGTTCCGTTGACTTCGCAACACCTTGATCGCCAACATCATTCGTGTCAACGTTGAACACGTCAGTTGCATCGACTCCGGTCGGACCTAAATCATCGCCACGATCATAAAAATCTGACATGAGTTTGACTCACACTGAGGGGTTTCGCCGACCCCCGCCTTCGCGAGGGCAAGACTTCACGCTCCCGATGACCTATCGCCCATTTCTACTTCATGCCATTGCATCCATTTCTTAGGCAATGCTTCTTTCGGCGTCACGATTTTGCTCACGTCTGGCAAATACGAAAGCATGTATTTCAACGTATTCATTGCATGATCGTTCGTGTCGGCTGGCTCGTCGATACGCTGACCCAATGGGTTTTGTTTCCAGTAATACGTATTGAATTCATCCTGAATAAAAGGCAAATCGTCACAAAAATAAATCAATGGCCCAGGGTCTTCGCCGGTGATGATATGCGGTATTCCCTTCCGGCCATTCAGATACGAGTTTACTTTGGCGATACCTGTAACAATATCGTTACTTGCCGGCCGCATCCACAGTCCCATCTCCTCGAACAACTTAGCGATAGTGCTGCCTGTCTCCCGCAGTCCTGCGACAACAACCTTTTTAAAAATAGCTGGGTCTGCGTGAATGCGTCCGTTAAACATAAGCATTCCTGAGTATTTGGCTCGGATGCGCCTAATTTCATCGGGCTGTTTGTCATATGAAAAGTCCGTCTTGTAGTAACCGTCGAGCACTATTACTCGACCCATATGGTCCACGAAAGCCAGCAGATAACAACTTGGTGACACGATACCAAAGTCGTACGCCTCGATAACTTGCACCTGGACGTGATGCAGAAGGCAATCTGCTAAATAGTGTTCAGCATCTTTGCGTGTGAGAGTATGAGTCACGTGGTCATAGTCTGGATGGACAAGACCCTCGAACGCTACCCATTTGCCAAGTAGATAGCGGTCACGCATTTGACCCTTGAATGTCGCTTCAAGGGTTCTGATGTAGTCATCGCTAAGGTTACTCTTATTAGCATACGTATCACTTTCGAATAATTCCAGAATTGGTAATTTCGTATCTTCATATACAAGTAGCTTTTCAGTGCGCTGTCCGGTTTTCAGCCACAACAAATACGGTTGCACAAGTTCTTTATAGAACCAATTATGTGATGGATTCGCTGTGAGCATAACCCACTGCGGGCCACTTGATGGCATCGACTCGTCGTCTTCATCGGATTGGTAAGGCGTGTCGCCGCGTAAACGGCCTAACAAATCTAAGAAGTCCTTATGTATGATCCCTGGGTCTTCAACCTGATCGACCCCAATCCAGTCGTACGTAGCAGAAAGAAGATTGCTCGTTGAACTCCCGTCATCTCGAGAACGTCCACGCTGCGATATGTAACGGAAATTTACTATACTTCCGTTGTGCATATAGCAAGTGTTATCCTCTTGTGTTGGTTTCTTTTTGATCCACGATGCGGGACACCATTTAAAAAACTCTCTACGAAGTGTGTCGTTGAGCTTAGGATATGTTTCACGAGCTAGCAGGCCATTGGAACCTGGATAGTCCTTGACCAGCTTAAGTGCCTTCACTGACAACGCTGCGGTCTTACCATTCGCAAACGCCCCACCAAAAATCTGTACGCGTGCTCGGCTCATGTGGAACCGATACTGCACAGAACCTTCGATGAGTTTGTAGTTAGGCATAAGTTTGGTTCCTGGTGTGACTCACACCTAGCGACGGACGTTGGTAACAACTTGCCATGAATTGGCTAGCGGACTCATTGCCTGGTACACAACTCCGGCAGCTGAGTCAAGATACCGCTCACCAGCATA